ATGATCACTCAAGTTACGCCCGAATTCCGTCCGTATGTCGAAGTTATTCACGGACAAATAAAAACCACCTCGATCAAAATTGCCGAACATTTTGGCAAACGTCATTTCCACGTTATTAGAGCCATAAAAAATCTTGAATGTTCAGCTGAGTTTCGTCTCACCAATTTTGGTGAGACGTTCGAAGAACGCGAAAATCCAAAAGGTGGGTTGCCAATTAAATCGCCTGCATACGAAATAACCCGAGACGGTTTTGTATTTCTGGCAATGGGCTTCACCGGCAAAGAAGCAGCAAAATGGAAAGAAGCCTACATCAACGCCTTCAACGCAATGGAGCGCGAACTTTTAGAGAAAAGCCAACCATCACAGTTGCCGGAACAACAAGAACCGCTCTCGGACGAAGACTGGGCTTGCCTGTTTGTAGTACACGAAGAAACCCAGCACTTAATCACCGATCTAAAGCCAGTCTTGGATATGCTCTGCTCGATAAAATTGAACAATGTCTATCTCTACCTGAAAAACCTACAAATCGTCACCGATAAATTGCACGCTCGCTTTGGCAAAAAAATGGACGAGGCCGCCAGCCGAACCGGCATGTTCGCCCGCAAAAACTGGCGGCCAACCCCGGAAGCCGAAAAGATCAAACAACAGGCAATAGAAACCTACCGCGTCCGCATCCTGACCTGCTTTGACCGAGGCGAACAACCCACACAACAAGTCGTGCCCTGGAATAGCAGCGTTATTGATCCCCACAATGCCGACCAGCTAAAAACCTTCATCCATGAACAAGTGCCGGTCGAGCGTCTATTGGATGTGATTGATGCCGCCAGCAAAAAGCTGGCCCGCAAATTAATCAGCCAAGGGTAGGGCGGGCAACGCTTTTCTGCCCGCCGTTCATAATCGGGCAAATGATAAAGTTGTTTATCCACCCTGCCGGACTGTAGCGCTTAAAGCTGTAAAGCGGTTTCGCGCTAGCAAACCTCCACATTCGCACAACGCTGATGGCAATCAGACGAAGTTGTGGCGGATTGCCTGCGGCGAATCCGCCACTACAGCACTAAAGCGCAAGTATTTATACGGATTGTAATAATGAGTTATTTAAAGAACAATCATAACCAAATACTAAACCTAATTGCTCAGTGGAAATTTAATGACGCTCAAGCAATTTTCGTAGCATTTCAACAAGACAATTTATAATGCCATTTTGATTATATTATTAATATACAAAAGTTGTAATTATGGATAGGTTACTAAAAATATTTCAAATTATGTTTTATATAGCTTCAGTTTTTGGCGTGCTGTGGACAGCAAACAACGTCAGAATTTCTTTTCAAAATCTACAGCTTAATAAAGACAAAATGGCTTATGATGCAGAGAAATCAAAAAAAGAATTCGCAATTATTAGTGTGTTACAAACTGTAGATAACCTTGATACAGGGCTATCATGTGTATCATTAATTGCGGATATGTCAGAAAGCGAAATAGTCGCTATTTTTGATTATAATAGGTTAAATATTTCTGCCGCACATATCGCCAAGCTTAAGGGTTGTATGGCTGGTCAGAAAGAAAAAGACATGATAGATAATAAAAATAATTTAACTAACATTGGTTCGTATTATATAAGGTCTAAGGTTGTATCTACACTTAATAAGCTTGAGATTATGGTAATCGCTAGCTGTAACGGGATTTTTGATATAAAGATACTGGACATGTTGTTGTCAAATATACAGCATCCATTTTTTAAGGCTGCTATTGCAAAGATAAGAGGTCTTAATAATGATATAGGCTACGGCTATTTAGATGCATATATTACAAACAAAGAAAACCCCTGCAATAAGCCAACAAAATAACCATCATTTTAAAAGCTGTAAAGCTGTAAAGCCGTAAGGCGGTTTCGCGTTAGCAAACCGCCACATTCGCACAACGCTGATGATAACCAGTCAAAGTTGTGGCAGATTGCCTGGGGCAAATCTGCTCTAAAGCACTAGCGTTGTCTGGCAAAATTATCATAAGGCGCAATACGCGATAAAGCCGCTACGGTGCTGTACGGGATTAATGATTTTCAATTCTTTCAAGAATTGTCTCGACATACTTTATTGTATTACCGCAATAGCCGCGAAATGGAATATCGTGAATATAATAAATCCCTCCTATTTCCCATTCTTGACCAAGCTCGGTATTTTTAAATTTCCGATCTACCCTTCCTCCTTGATGGGCAAAAAGATTTCTCAAGAGATTAAGTTCGTATATTGATTTTGAAACATTGGGTTCCGTGTCTGTTTCTGACAATCCTAAAGCTTTTAGGACAGATTCAAATCTTCCTATACCAATTGGTTTTGATAAATCTTTTATAAATGATTCATAAAGTTTACGAATACGGGATTCTTCATCAAGAGTGCAAAATTCAGCTAATGGAATGTTTATTTTTTGAAATATTTTATCATTAAGATGATTAGGATAATCCAGCATCCAGGCTACGAATAAATCCTCAATCATGATTTCCAACCCTGTCCATAACCCTATTAGCGTTTGTGCTTTTAGTTTCTGAAATCCTTTGTTAACTTCAAACTCTGCACAGCCAAGAACACCGTCAAGTTCGTCTGGTTGGATTCTATGCACTGATCCGGGGGCAGTCCAATCTATTTGTTCTCGCATTAAATTTTCTATTTCATCTTGTAACGGGTGAGCATAACTAAGAATTTCTAATGCAGTACTGTTTGTTATGTAATTTGCTTCAATTCCTCCAATGTAGTCAATGTTATTTGCGAGTGTTTCTTTTATTTTTTTCAAGGTAACCTCTGGTTTTATATTGAAAACGCTTATTTTTCTTCAAGTAACGCTGTAGGCATAGTCAGTAGGACATAAAAAGCCTACTATTGAGCCCTAAGATCTAGCTCATAGAGGACACCAAAGGTCAAAATTTCACTCTATTATATTTTCATTTTATAAGGTATTCATCTGGATTTACTTTCCAGTTATTTAGATCATTGATGTCAATATATCCATCTTTGGTTAAAGCCTTATGTGGAATTAAATAAGTTATTGTGTTATGAAAAATAAAATACTCATAAGATACATATTCAATCATTTTTTTTTTCATCAAGAACTACTAATGACAACATATTATTGTTATTGATATATTTGAATTTTGTGTTTTTAACCCTATGTATATAATACGGATTAAAAGAAATAGGAGTGCTAGTTTCTATTAATTCTTTTTTAAATTCATCAGAAAATGATGAGATTTCATTGCGTAAATCATGGTAATACATATTTAAAATGTGTTCCGAATAACCATCTTTTCTATTCAATAACACGCATAACAAGAAATTAATAGTGTTAATCAAACGTAAACCTCGATGACTTACCTTTAGTAGTATTTTCTTATTATGTTGATTTAAATAATTAATTAAAATTCCTGTGTTATCATTACTTATAGCAGTTTTATTATGGACTATTGCGTTTCTAACAATCCTCATCAAACGATACATTTCTTTAAAAATAATTTTATGGTTAGAATCACTTGGCAAGCCCCTGTATCGTTTAGAGAATGAATCCCCTTCTAAATTTGAATTTTGTAAATCTATAACACTGTCGAGCAGAGAAAAAAATATTTGCTGAACTAATACCCAATTACCTTGCAATTGATTTTCTGAAAAGTTTAGGGTATAGCTACTTGTTGAAGATATGCCACCATTTTCATTTATTTCGAGGTACGATATAGTGGGAAGCAACAATTGTAGATTACTTGTTCGAAAAAAATTTAGCGTGTTAGATATAAATGATTTGTTCAAAGTTTTTTTCCTGGTGCCGTTACGCTGTAAAGCTGTAAGGTGGTTTCGCGTAGCAAACCGCTACATTCGCACACGCTGATAGCAGCCTGTCGAAGTTGTGGCGGATTGCCTACTGCACTGCCGGGTTAGCCCTTTGCTGACTCATTTTTTGTGCGCATAAAGGGCAAGGTTAATTGGGCTTATATTCAATCGTTACGGTGTAACTTCCCTGCTTGTCAGTAACAATAAAGCTACTATCAGTCAGCTTTTCTATGGGCTGCCATTTCGAATTCATTTGGCCAAACAAACCTAGTTTTTTATATGCTTTGTATCCATAGTCTTCCCAATAAACCTGAAGTTCAGCACTATCGTGCTGAAGCACCATGTAGCATTTAATTATTTCTCTATCGATTATCGTCTCGCCTGCAACTTCGGCGGAGACGATAAATTCGCCAACGGCATTATTCCGACTACCATCTCCAGTAATATCGCAGATCGCGTCTTTTATTACATAAAATCCATCATCCAACATGTGTATTTCTCCTGTGATGGCTAAACGTATAGCCAGGTAGGGGGCGCAACGCGCCCATTTCGTAAATTTTAAGCTCAATCAGTTTGCATTATAAGTTTAAGATCGAAGTACATCAGCCGGGTTGAGCGGCCTATATCATCGTTGCTTAAAAGCGAAAACCCGTTTTTCTTATAAAACGGCAATGCTTCTTCCAGCGCATCAACAATAATAAACCTACAGCCGGTTTTATTGCGTGTAATGAACCATATCTTGATAAAGTCCATGATGTTGGAGCCATAGCCGTTTTTCTTAAAATCTTTATGAACGGCAAATCGGCCGATTTTGACTGCTGGTAAGGTTCTGTATCGCTTTCCCCAGGGCAGAATCTTTCTGAATTTATTAAAGTTACCGACATCTTGGCTGGTTACTGAGTCATTTGAAACGCTAAAAAAAGCAATGGTTTTGCCTTTTAAATTCCATGCGTAAGTGATAGCCAGTAACTCACGACAATTCCCTTTTGAGTCTTCAAAAAAGAATTCGTTTAAATCATCATTTCCGCAGTCAAAATCGTTATCGCGCGGATCATCAACATCGAGACGAACAAATTCCAGTTCATCCATGCCTTAATTTTCAACAATACGCACGCTTTTAAAGGTTGCAAGCATGCGCTCATAATCCTTTTTTGGTATTGCGTTGTTCTCGGCCTCGCGCATTTTACGGTTAAATCGTTCAGCGTCTTTGCCTTTTAATATGGGGGTGTCTTTCACTTTAGTAGCCATACAGGAACCTCCGGGTGATTTGGCGTTTAGCCTTATCGAGTAATTATTATTTTAGTTACCACAGGGTAATATAATACTATGTCTTGTCTGCCTTTACACCCAAATAAGCTGTGTAAAGTGCGCAACGCACACCATTTTCTTCGTACTAAAGTCTCCGTAATCCCACCGATAGACACCCGCTAAAAAATAGTCTCACCGATTAATAAACTTGAGACAGATTTTTTGACATGATGAAACCATGTTAAAAAATACCTATCCATCAATCGCATGAGCTTCGCCACACAAACACTGGCATTGGCTCAAGCCGCCTATCAAAAAGCGCTGGCCGGTCAGGAAGTGCGCTTTAACGATCGGATGTGGACGGCGCAAAATATCAACCAGCTGTTAACTCAAGTCAATTACTGGCAAGCCCAGGTCGATGCCGAAGTGGCTCGTGCTGCCGGTAAGCCATCGCGTGCCCCGTTGAGGTTCAGGCTATGACCGCGCATGTTGCCGCCGACTGTTCGGATTCACGCCTGTCTACCTGGTTCCCTCATGCCGGATCGGCCGACGCCGACCTGCTGGATGATTTATCGCTGATCACCCCGCGCGCTCGCGACTTGGCCCGCAATAACCCGATTGCTTCCGGTGTTAGACAAACCTTGACCGATAATGTGGTCGGCTCACAGTTGCGTTTATGCGCCCAGCCGCAATACCGCTTGCTGAAAAAAGACAAAGAGTGGGCGATGCAATGGGGCAATGCCGCCGAAGATGAGTTTGCCACCTGGGCCGATACCACCGACTGCGACGCCGCCCGCACCCAAACATTGCTCGGCTTAACGGTTCAAGCGCTGTCCGGTGCATTAATCAGTGGCGATGCGTTGGCGCTGGTGATGTGGCTGCCTCGGGCCGATTCGCGCTGGTCAACCCGCTTGCAAATGATAGAGGCCGACCGGCTGGCAACGCCGCCCTGGTTAACATTTAAAAGCAACATCCGTAACGGTGTAGAGCAAGACGAGCACGGCGCACCGATCGCCTATTGGATCAGCAAGAAACATCCGGGCGAGAAAAACGCCGGGTTTATGGCCAACCAGGATAACTGGGAGCGCATCCCTGCGTTTACCGCCTGGGGCCGCCGCCGCGTTATCCATTTATACGACAAAGAGCGGGCAGGGCAGAGCCGCGGCAAAAGCATTTTTGCCGCCGTCATGCGCGAGTTCAAGATTGCGGGCGAGTATTTAGGCCATGAGCTGCAAGCCGCCGCCTCCAATGCGCTGATTGCCGCGTTTTTGGAATCCGATCTTGACGCAGCGGCGGTGGCTGAAATATTCGGCACCGACCAGGAAACGGCGTTGAGCTACTGGAAAAAAGTCTGCGACACCACCCACCGCAAGAAAATGGAAGGCGGCATGATGCTGAATCTTCCGCTCGGCACCAAGCTTTCCGGCTACAACCCAAACCGCCCCAACACCGCGTTTGATGGCTTTATGGAATCGGTCATGCGCCACATGGCCGCCGGTTTGAACATGCCCTATGAGCTGGTGTTAAAAGACTTCTCCAAAACCAACTATTCATCCGCCAGGGCGGCCCTGCTTGAAGCCTGGCGCTACTTTCAGACCAAGCGCCGCTGGCTTCAAGACCACTGGCTGAACCCGATTTATGAAGCCTGGCTCGAAGAGGCCATTAACGCCAACCGCGTCAAAGCGCCCGATTATTACGACAACCGCTATGCCTATAACCGTTGCCGGTGGATTTTTTCCGGCCGTGGCTGGGTCGATCCGGTCAAGGAAATTGTCGCAGTCGAAAAGAGGCTGGCGCTGTGCATATCCACGCAACAGGATGAGTGCGCCGACCAGGGCAAAGATTATCAAGAAGTTCAAGACCAACGCATCAGGGAATTTAAAGAGGCGCTGACCAAAGCGCAAGCGTCAGGCTTGCCCGATGCGGTGGCTCAGCAGTTGGCGTTTTATATCGCCGGTTTTGCCCCGGCCGGTTCCAATAGCAATTCAAGTCAAGCGCCTGGGATTGAACAGCATTTTGCCGATGCGCCCGATCCTGCGAACAACGCCAATGCCGATCAGCATGCACAACAGGATTTAGCCGATGCCTAACAGCAGCCGAATCGTAGGCTTTATCACCAGCGGTACGCCGTGGGCTATCGAGGCGGAAGCCTTGAGAACCATTATTGGCATTGCCCAGCGCGAAAACAATCTGGAAGCCGTGCTCAAAGAGCGCGGCGCTCCGATGGACAACACCCATAAGGTCGAGATCAGGAACGGCATTGCCTTAATCCCGGTCACCGGCCCGCTGTTTCCACGAGCCAACTTGTTCGGGCAAATCAGCGGCGCTTATTCCGTTGAAATGCTGGCGCAGGATTTATCGGCAACAGAGAGTAATCCCAATATAAAAGGCACGGTATTGGTCATCGACTCGCCCGGCGGCCACACCACCATGATTAATGAATTCGCCAATCAGGTTGCGGATTATTCAAAGCCGATTGTGGCTTATGTGGTCGGGCAAGCGGCCAGTGCGGCCTATTGGATCGCCAGCGCCGCCGACAAGATCGTTATGGACAGTTCGGCCTTGGTCGGCAGCATTGGCGTCGTCGCAGCGTTTGACGCCAAGGACAGCGGCACCATAGAAATAGTTTCAAGCCATGCGCCCGATAAGCGCCCGGACATTGCAACCGATGGTGGCCGTGCCGTCATCCAGACCATTGTCGACGATATGGAAGCGGTTTTTATTGATTCGGTCGCCCGATTCAGGGGCTTGAGTCGTGACCAGATCACCGCCTTGCGTGGCAGTGTTGCGGTCGGGGCCAAGGCGGTCAGCATGGGTTTTGCGGATGAAATCGGCAGCCTTGAAAGTGTTATTAATTTTTTGACTCAACAGGAGAATCCAATGGATTTGCAACAACTCAAGGCCGATCACCCCGATGTGTATCAGGCTGTATTTACCGAGGGCGCCGCATCAGTCGATGGCAAGGCGATCAGGGCCGAAGAAATCGGCCGCATCAGCGCCATTCTAAACCACGAACATGCCGCAGGCCGCCAGGAACAGGCTAAAGTGCTGGCGCTGGAAACCGACATGAGCGCAGAGCAAGCCGCAAAAGTCTTGGCCGTTTCGCCAAAGCTTGAGGCGCAAGCGGCCGGTGACTCGTTCGCAAGGGCAATGGCTAATGTGCCGAACCCAAAAGTCGGCGCTGACGATGCCGACGAAGCCGATCAATCATCAGCCGAAACCGCCGCGCAAGGTTGGGGTAAAGCCTTCGCCAAAGTGACGGTTATAAATGGGAGTAAACGCTAATGGCTACCTTAACCGAAGGCAGGCATGCCGGAGAGTTTTTAGTCTCCGAATGCGATGAAGGTTTCATCAGCCGCGAGGCGATTATTGTTGCGTCAGGAAACCTGGTTGTCGGTGCGGTGCTCGGCAGAATAGAAACCGGCAGCGCCACAGCGGTGGCAACAGCCGGTAATACCGGCAATGGCGTCATGGGCGCGATTACCGAGCATCAAGGCATCCAAGCCGGAAATTATGTCTTGACCATCAAAAAAGCCGTCGCTAACGCCGGTGATTTCCAGGTAGTCAGTCCGCAAGGCCATGTCGTCGGCATCGGCTCGGTAGGCGCGGCATTTAATGGCGGCGGGTTGGCATTTACCTTGGCGGACGGATCGACTGATTTTATCGTCGGCGATTCGTTTGTCATTAGCGTGGCGGAAGGCTCTAAAGAGTACGTCGAGCACGATCCGGCAGCGATCGATGGCAGTGAAAAAGCCGTCGGCATTTTGTTTGATGCGGTTGATGCCACATTGTCCGCCCAGCCCGGTGTGGCGATTGTACGCATGGCCGAAGTGAACGGCGATGAGATCACTTGGAAAACCGGTATCAGCGCCCCTGATAAAGCGGCGGGTATCGAATCATTAAAGGCGCTTAGCGTCATCGTCCGTTAAAAGGAAAAGCACAGATGGCAACCTTAGATATTTTTAACAATAACGCCTTTAGGCTGCAAACCATGTTGGCGGCCATAGAGAGCCTTGATTTTCGTCCTCAACGCCTGGGTGGCATGGGCATTTTTACGCCTAACCCCGTGCGTACGGAATCCGTGTCTATCGAAAGCCGCGATGGTGTTTTGGCACTGATACAAACCTCCCAGCGTGGTGCGCCTCTGGAACAGCGCGAGAATGAAAAACGCAAGCTGCGCAACTTTAATACCGTGCGTATCGCTAAAGGCGACCGAATCACGGCGTCAGAGCTGGCGAACATCCGGGCTTTTGGTACTGAAAGCGAATTGATGCAAGTGCAGGCTGAAATTGCCCGCCGTCTGGCCGGGCCGGTCGGCTTGCAAAGCCAAATCGAGTTGACGCTTGAAAACATGCGCCTTGGGGCGCTTCGTGGCGTTGTTAAGGATGCGGATGGGTCGACAATCATTGATTGGTTTGAAGAATTCGGTGTGACTCAAGCGGCGGAAATCGATTTTAATCTCGATAACGCCAGCCCCGGACCCGGTGCAGTAAAGAAAAAATGCAACCAAGTTGTCCGGGCTATGACGACCAAGTCCAAAGGCGTATTCACCACCGCGACACGCGTTCATGCGCTGTGCGGTGACGCCTTTTGGGATGATCTGACATCGCATGACGAGGTGGTAAAGACCTATTTAAACACGCAGGAAGCGGCATCATTGCGTGACGGCAATGTCTATGAAACCTTCAATTACGGCGGCATTACTTGGGAAAATTTTCGGGGCACCGATGATGACGAGACTGTTTCTGTCGGCGCCGATAAGGCGATTTTCTTCCCGGTCAATGCGCCGGGGGCTTTCCTGGAAGTATTCAGCCCCGGCGAGCAGTTCGATCATTTGGGGCAATTGGGTCAATCCATGTATCCGTTGATTGTGACCGATAAAGATCGCCAGATGTATGCAGATATTGAAGCCTACAGCTACCCGCTGCACGTCTGCACCCGTCCGGCCATGCTGCAACGCGCAAAGCGGACTTGATCATGTTCGGCATTGACGACGCCATAACCGCGGTTACCACACTGGCCGATAGCGCCATCAAGCGCATTTGGCCGGATGCAACGGAAATCGAAAAAGCCAAGCTGGCGCAGCTATCACAAGAGCTGCAAAACCAGTTTAGCCTGGTCATGGGGCAGCTTGAAATTAACAAAATCGAAGCGGCCAGCAGCTCGGTATTCGTTTCAGGATGGCGTCCCGCTATCGGTTGGGTCTGCGGAACTGCATTAGCTTATGCGGCGATTATCGAGCCCCTTGCCCGGTTTGTCGCGGTCGTTATTTTTCATTACGCCGGGCCATTCCCGGTTATCGATACCGAACTCACGCTGCAAGTGCTGTTGGGATTATTAGGCTTGGCGGGGCTGCGTTCTTTTGAAAAAACAAGACCGGTAGGTAAATAAATGGAAATCCCTGGCGTGACTCCTGAAGGCGTAGGCGGATCTGTGATAGCGCTGGTGATGTCATTCTTAGGCCTCAAGCGCTTATTTAGTGCGGAAAAGGTAAAGGCTGCGGTGGATGAGACTAACGTAGTCGCCACTGCGGCGCAAACTGCGATTATTGAAAACCTGCAAAATGAGCTTGGGCGAATTTCTGCAAGTTTTGGCCGGGTATTGAAGGAACTTGAGCAAAGCCATAATGACAACCTTAGGTTAAGAGAAGCAAATATAGAACTGCTCGATAAGGTTTCGTTATTGCACAACAGCCTGAACCAGGTGAAAGAGCAATTAAGCGCATACGAACGCGTAAGGCGGCAATGTGGCGGCTGTAAATTTGATAGCCCGGAATTGATCTACAAGGCAGAGCAATCATGACCGGATTTAGCCAAATGTTTGCTGAGTGTGACAGCGTCATTATGCAGGCTCTTGGCGACGACATTACCTTTATGCCGCCAGTCGGCACGGCGCTAAATATTAAGTGCGTTTTAGCTACGCGCGGTGGCGGAAGACAACGGGCCAGAATCGAATGGCTCGATAACATCATTGCTAATGTCGATATCAGCAGTGTCATTATCGATGTATTGGTAAACGATGCGCCAGGGCTCGGCGAGAACTGGTCGGCGCTGTATTTAGGCAAAGCTTATGTCGTTTCTAAGGTATTGCCAAAAGGTGACGGGACGCTGGTGGTTATTTTAAACCAGGAAGGCAATACGACGGCTGTTGCAAACGGGTGGAGATAGTTACATGGCAATAACTGGCGGCGTTGATACTGGGTTCTTGAGCCTAACGGTTGAGCAGGATGATATTGAGCGTCTTATCCAGACTGTTTTGTCTCCGGCTGCGATAAAGCGCGTCCAGTCTCGGGGAATCAATGAGACAGCGGCGTGGATTAAGAGCCGGTTGCTAAGAGAGTTGCCCTCTGCGACCGGCATCCCCAGAAAAGTATTGGCTCGCAGAATTAAGCAACGCAAGGCGCAAGCCAGCTTGGCCGACGTTATCAGCGGCAAGGTTTGGCTCGGCATAAACCCAATTGATGCCATGGCGTTAAACGATGGCGGTGCGGTTAATAGCGGTTATATGGCGGGTGATTTTTATTTTGAAGGCGGTTTTAAAGCCAAGATGAGATCAGGCGCAACGGCAATTTTTGCGCGGACATCCCGCGCGCGGCTGCCTATCAAACGGCAAAATATCAAGATTGATAGCCCGTTCAATGAAGTCGTGCGGCGCTTAATGCCGCAAGCTGAGCGAGAGCTGGCCAGAAGAACGCAGCGCTTAGTCAGTTATGAATTAGAAAGGGCGACCCGATGACCACGATTTCTGATTTCCATGCAGCTGTAAAAGCCCAAATAGCCGCGTATTTTGGTGCCAATGTCAATACGGTTGAGTGGTATGAGCAGGGCGATCTTGAATCAGGTCAGCCCAAACCGATCAAAACACCGGCCATTATTTTGGAGATTGAATCAGCCGATGAAGGCGACGATATTGGCGATGATAGAACGCCATTTGCATGTCATATAACCGCCTATTGCATACTGGGCCGCAAGACGCCCGACCTGCAAATTCAAGTGCGTAGCTTTGCCGCCCAGCTGTTCGCGCTGGTTAGAAAGAATAAATGGGGCTTGGCTCACAGCGTTAGCTTTCCCAGCTCCTTGACTTCCGGTGAAGGCAAGTTCGACCCGGAAAAAAACGGCTACGAATCATGGTATGTGTCCTGGGATCAAACCGTTTATCTCGGTGATGACGTTTGGGCCGCAACCGGCATAACCCCAACCGAAGTCTGGTTGGGCCTGTCGCCTGAGATCGGCATGCCTTATGTCGATAAATACATCAAGGAAGCGCCATGAGTTTCGATTTGACTGAGCTTGACCGGCGCTTAAGCAACCTGATCCGCTTCGGCACCATAGCCCAGGCCGACTATGCCACGGCAAAAGTGCGCGTTAAAGCGGGTGATATTTTAACCGATTGGCTACCATGGATGACACAGCGGGCCGGTGGTGACATTAGCTGGCATGCGCCCGAAGTGGGCGAGCAGGTGGTGATCTTGTCGCCGTCCGGCGAATTGAACCAAGGCGTGGTGATGGCCGGATTATTTCAGACGGCGCATCCTCAACCGGTTAACACACCGGAAAAACAGCACACCTTATATAAAGACGGCGCAGTGTTCGAATACGACCGGCAGGCGCATCATTTGAAAGCGGTTTTGCCTGCTGGCGCTACCGTCGAGCTGATAGCCGACGGCGGCATTGCTATTACCGGCGATATTACCCTGACCGGAACATTAACCGCCAGCGTCGACGTCATTGCCAACGGTATCAGCCTGCACAATCACAAGCACGGCGGCGTGTCGGTCGGGTCAGCTAAAACGGACGTGCCAGTATGATCGGCATCGATAACACTACCGGTAAATCACTGGCAGGCATCGGCCACCTGAAACAGTCCATCCGCGACATTCTGACCACGCCTATCGGCACACGGGTAATGCGCCGCGATTACGGCTCGCGCTTGTTCGAATTGATCGACGCCCCGATGAACGGCGCCACGATTATTGATATGGTCGCAGCAACCGCCGAGGCGCTGGATAAGTGGGAACCGCGCATTGTGTTGGAGCGTGTAGTTATTGAGTTTGCCACCGATACCGGGCGCTTTGCCTTGGCAATTTTCGGCAAATACCGCCCGGACGGTAAACAGATTAAATTGGACGGCATACTGCTATGAGTTTTACGCAGATTGATTTATCGCAGATACCCGCACCCAACATTGTCGAGGCGTTGAGTTTCGAGACGATATTCGCGGAAATGCTGGCCGACTTGCAGTTGCGTGACAGCACCTTTACCGCGCTGCTTGAGTCAGACCCAGCCTATAAGGTTTTAGAAGTTGCCGCCTACCGCGAGCTTGTTTTGCGCCAGCGCGTTAACGATGCGGCGCGCGGCGTGATGTTGGCTACGGCTAGAAGCACTGATTTAGATCAGATAGGCGCTAATTACAACGTTGAGCGATTATTGATAACACCGGCCGATCCAATTGCCATCCCGCCGATTGCTGCTGTTTATGAGCAGGATGAGCCATTCAAGCGTCGCATCCAGCTTGCTTTTGAGGGATTGACTACTGCCGGCAGTGAAGGCAGCTATATCTTCCATGGCTTAAGCGCCAGCGGTGATGTCGCAGATATTGCTGTTGATTCTGTAAAGTTCCATTTGAATGAAAGCGGTGCCGTGGTGATCGACTACAGTGCCAATTTACTCGCACCTGAGCCGGGCATGGTAGCGATTACCGTGTTATCAAGGATAGGCAATGGCGCTGCCGATGCGCCGCTGTTGTCCTTGGTTGATACGGCGTTAAGGGCAGACAAAGTGCGTCCGTTGACTGACAGGCTAACTGTGCGCTCTGTAGCGGTTATTAATTACGCTGTGGTTGCTACCCTGTATTTTTACGACGGCCCCAGCAGCGCCACTGTGTTGCAAGCCGCGACCGATGCGCTTAATGCCTACATCGCGGCCGCGCATAAAATTGGCGAGGACATTACGCTGGCCGGTATTTATGCTGCACTCAAACAACCTGGCGTGCAAAACGTCATTCTGGTAAGTCCTGTTGCCGATATTGTTATTGGCAATCATCAAGTCGCCTATTGCACCGGCGTGACCCTGACCAACGGGGGCGTTAATGTCTAGTTTGCTGCCGCCTAATGCCAATATGCATGAGCATGCGCTTGATGACGCCATGTCGAGGCTCGGCGCTGTGCCGGTGGACATTGTTAAGCTGTGGAATCCGCAAACCTGCCCTGTGGCATTTCTTCCCTGGCTGGCTTGGGCGCTATCGGTCGATGAATGGGATGAAACCTGGACCGAAGCGCAAAAACGCAATACGTGTGCTGCCAGTTATGACGTGCATAGTCATAAGGGCACGCCTCATGCAATCCGCGCGGCATTGTCGGCGCTGGGTTATGACAACATTGCCATCAAGGAAGGTACGGTTAATTACTACAACGGCGCGCATACCTATGACGGCAGCTGGACTTATGGCGCCGACAGTGCATGGCCGATGTTTGATGTTATTTTGAATATTGGCGCATTCCCAGATGACGCCATGGTTCAGAGAATCCGAGACAGTATTGAGCGCTATAAAAATAAACGCTCGGTATTGCGTAACCTAATTTTTATGAATTTATTTTATGACGGGACGTGGGCTTATGATGGGTCTAAGAAATATAACGGCGGGGTATTGTAATGGCTAATTTACCAGAAACGCCCATCTATGATGCAGGTGTTTATCAAAAGGAAACTACCGATATTGCATTGGGTGGTCCTGACGGAAAGGCTAATGCGGGTGCCAGAAACCTGGCTAATCGCACCGCATACTTAAAGCAGCACCTGGATTCTTTGGAGACTATCGTTCCTCAGGCGGAAGCGGAAGCAGGAACGGCCACAACGGTTAGAGCGTGGACTGCGCTACGGGTCAGGCAAGCTATTAATGTGGCGGTAGCCGCCGTCGTTAATTCAGCCCCGACGGTGCTCGATACCTTGTCCGAATTAGCTGCCGCACTCGGCAATGATGCTAATTTTGCTGCGACAATCACTGCCGCATTATCCGCCAAAGCGCCATTAGCTGGGCTTTCTACGCAGCAATTCAGTGCCGCTAATGCATCAGGCATTCACCATGCCGTGACGTTAGGGCAAACCCTCGGTAATTTCGGCCCATCAGGTTATTTACAATTTCCATTTTGGGATGGCGGTCAATTACGTATGGGGATTTTTCAGTGGACATTTGCGGTCTGCACAACCGGTGGAGTAGCTCAAGGCATTACGCTGCCAATCGCGTACCCTAATGCAATTAGCATTGTTTATGGATGCGCGACTGGGGTTAATCAATATGCGTATGCAGACCGGTGGGCTGCTAGTCTCACGGCAGTACAAGGCACTAATAATCAAACTGGCGGTGGTATTGCTGTTTTTGCGATAGGTTATTAATATGAAGTATGCACAATTTGACCCCTCAGCCGCATCCCCTCAGCCTGTTATCGGTTGGTATGACACGGGCGAATTCGATTACCCAAGCTTACCTGACGTCTATGATCTATTAACGCTAACACAGGCGCAATGGGATAGCCGTTTCAATACGCCGTTTGTTAACGGCGGTACATTGGTTGCGGCTCCTATTTTGCCCACCGCACAAAAAAAACAGATAGCATCGCTCACTCAGGCCTATCTAACCGCAATTTCTCAGCCTGTCAGCTATACATCAGCCGGTGGAATTACCAAGTTATTTCAAGCGGATTCGTCCAGTATTAGCAACTTACAAAATGTGACGATTGGGCTAGCGAAAGCTGGCGATACACCCCCCGGTTTTTACTGGGTGGCGGCTGACAATATACAAGTCCCATTTACGTATGCTGATTTACAAGGGTTGGCGGAGGCTATATTGATTCAAGGATGGACAGCGTTTCAGCATTTGCAATCGCAAAAGGCGGCAGTCGGTGCCGCAACTACGCTAACCGATGTGGAAAGCGTAGTTTGGTAATAATATCCGCACTCAATTTAATCACCTGGAGCTAAAACAATGCCCGAGCAATTTTTACACGGCGTCGAAATCGTTGAAATAGACGATGGCGCACGCCCCATCAGCACCGTTAAATCATCCGTTATCGGGTTGATCGGCACCGCACCGAACAGCGCCCCGGCAACGACTGCACGTCTGTTGACCGGCGTAGTCACCAGTAATAACGCCATCACTTTTACCGCCGTAACACCGGGTAAGCCGGGCAACGACATCACTGTGCATTTGAAAGACCCCAAAGCCAACAGCCAAGCGCTCAGCGTGTCTGTCAGCGGCACGGCGATTACGGTTAATCTGGCTACCGGCGTTACCGGAACCATTACATCAACCGCTACGCAAGTCATAACGGCCATTACCGCCAGCGCCGCCGCGGCTTTATTGATTGCGGCTGCCAATACTGGCGTATCAACCGGCGCTGTTGCCGTGGGAGCCTCGGTAAAAGCGCAAGCCCTGTCGGGCGGCGCTGATGAGGCCTTTCCGCTCAATATCCCGGTGTTGGTAACGGGTAGCCGTAACGCCGCCTCAGGTCTGGATATAGTGGGCGATAAACAGGGTACGCTGCCGGATGCCATGGATGATATTTTCGACCAGTGCGGCGCTATGGTTGTGGTTATCAGAGTGGCCGAAGGCATCGATTTCGCCGCTACCCAGTCCAATATCATTGGCGGCATCAATGCGGGTGTGCAGGTATTTTTAAACGCCGAGTCGGTTGTTAAAGTAAAGCCGCGCATCCTGATTGCGCCAGGGTTTTCGCACGAAGTCGCGGTAGTGTCCGAGCTGCTGGGCATTGCCGAGCGGTTGAAGGCGGTTATTTTGGCTGACGGGCCAAATACCGACGATGCCGCAGCAATCAGTTTCCGTGAAAACTTCGGCAGTAAGCGCGTTTATGTCATCGATCCGCAGGTTAAGGTCTGGGATACCGTCAGTAATTCCGAAGTCAACCGTCCTGCATCGGCACGGGTGGCTGGCATAATCGCCAAGTCGGACAACGAGCGCGGTTTCTGGTGGAGTCCATCCAACCGGGATATTTACGGCATTACCGGAACTAGCCGACAAATCGACTTTGCGCTGGGTGATGTCAATGCACGCGCTAATTATCTGAACGAAAACGAGGTGGCCACCATCATTCAGAAGGACGGCTATCGCCTGTGGGGCAACCGCACCTGCTCCGCTGACCCTAAGTGGGCGTTTTTATCGGTGGTCAGGACAGCGGATATGATTCACGAGTCGCTGTTGGCTGCGCACATGTGGGCCGTAGACCGCAACATCACCAAAACCTACCTTGAAGACGTTGTCGAAGGTGTGAATAGTTACCTGCGTCACCTGGTAGCTGTCGGGGCCGTTCTGGGCGGCCACTGCTGGGCCGATCAAGACCTGAACACGCCTGATCAGATCAGTCAGGGCAGGGTCTATTTTGACTTCGACTTTACCCCGCCTTATCCGGCTGAGCACATCACGTTCCGCAGTCATTTGGTCAACGATTACATTGAGGAATTATTCTAATGTTGAACGATATTTTAAAGAATTTAAACCTGTTCGTTGACGGTCGCGGCTATGCCGGTAACGTCGAGGAATTGAACCCGCCCAAGCTGACCATGAAGACCGAAGAGTTCCGCAACGGCGGCATGGATGCGCCGGTGGAGGTTGAGATGGGCATGGACAAATTGGAGGCTTCATTCTCTTTGACCAAATACGATGCCGATGTGTTGAAGATTTTCGGACTTGCGCCCGGCAATACCAAGCCGTTGACCTTTCGCGGCTCACTCAGCGGCGAGGATGGTGTCGAAAAACCGGTCATCATCCAAATGCAAGGCATGTTGAAAGAAATGGACCCCGGCAGCTGGAAGCCGGGCGACAAAGCCAACCTTAAGGCTACGGTCGCGCTGCGCTATTACAAGCACACGATTAACGGCGAAGTCGTGCATGAAATCGATGTGCCGAACATGATCCGCATCGTTAATGGCGTGGATCAGCTGGCGGTTACCCGCAAGAACCTGGGGATGTAAATGAGTGACTATAAAGTCGAGAAAGCGTTTGAAGGGCATGCCGTGGGTGATGTTATTCCACTAAACAGCAGACAGGCAAAATACTTGCTGATGTCCGGGCATATTAAATTGAAATCGGCTGAAAAGCCTAAAACCGAGGATAAATAAATGAGTGAAGCATCTGCACAACCATTACCGAGCGTCACATCTATCGATCTGCTGTTCCCGCTAGAGAATGGCATGACCAAGCTGGTCATGCGCCGTCCTAAAGTCAGAGACTTGCGCGCAGCAGATAAGGTTAAGGGAGGCCCCGCTGAGGTAGAGGTGAGTATGTTTTCTAATCTGTGCGAAGTATCGCCTGACGATATAGATAGTCTGGATATGGCTGATTATGGGGAGCTTCAGAAGACGTATGCAAGTTTTTTGTCCTCTCGCAGGAAGACATCAGAATCGGCTGCATCGTCTTAGCATCCAATACCGGCTGGCAGCTCAGTGAGTTGCTGGAGCTGACTTGTGACGAGTTGCTTGAATGGCTCGAATCAGTGAAGGAAGCGAAAGCACGAAAGCTAATAGCATGATTACGATGAGGTACGGCAAGAACAACAACAGGGCGGCAATAGGGGTAAAAAAAGCCGATGCCGTCAGCGCTGCCCATGCTGGGCCATTGCCCTGTATGGTAGCGATAAAGCAGCCAACAAAAGCGATGCCAAGAATTATTTGCGGGTGATAAGGCCAATCGACGATGCGGTCAAAAATAGATTTAGGCAT